TGTGAGAGTCCTGACAAAGATCTCCCCACCCCACTCTGGAACATTGACCAATTCTCTAGGCAGGTCATCAGATTGTAGAATTGTGTCTCTTGTAAGCATTACGCGATCGTTACTGCACCAGACACCTTGAGTGTGATACTTGCTGTAAACTTCTCATCTTGTGCAATGGTCATATCGAAGCCCGTCAAGACTGCAGAAAAAGTATAGGTGGCTGCAGATGCGGCATCTGGAAACGTGATCACGCAAGTTTTAGCCGTTGGAGCAGCTGTAGCAGTTGCGTCCCACTCGTCCTCGAACTTTTGAGCATCTGTACCCATTGGATCTATCATGATTTCGAGGCTTACTTCGCCGCTGTCAATCGAGCCGCCCATGAAAGTACGATGGATGCTGTCGAGTGTAGTCGTATCAATCGTAGCCACCGAGATCGATGGAGCACTGATCGAGATGACCTCTCCGATCACTTCTGAATCGTAAGTAAATGTTGTACCTGTTGTGTTAATAGCCATTTCGGCTTCCCCTTATTCGTGCCAGATCACAAAGTCCATTATTGTACGGAACGCTCCGAACTGGCTTGCTGGCTCATTGGTTTCATCAATATCTACGACTGACTCTAGCCGTAGGCTGTGGATTGTTTCGCCTTCGAGCGTGCCGGTGTAATTCACCAGGGCAGACTCGATTGCATTTCTTAATGTTTTAGTACCGCCATACGTTGCCGAGATGGCTTCTACACCTAGCCGCGTGCGGCGTATAGATGACTGGGTCTGCAGACTCTCCGACTGCTTACTGTGGACATTCTGGTACACGATGGCTGGCAAGGTCGAGCCTTGCGGTCTACGTTGTGGATACACGCGAGCCACCACCAAGCCGGCGACGGTTGCGTCGTTTATTAGTACCGATCTTACCGCTTTCTCTAGGCTCATTTCTTCAGCCCCATCTTTTTCATTTCTTCTTGCATAGCCGCCATCACCAAACCAGCGAAGAGATCAGGATCGTTGAACTCTTCATAGGCTCGCGTCATCATCCTGGTCGCCGATTGCTTTGGACCACCCCACTCGACGAAGTGCCCATAATGTACGCCCTTCTTGCTAGGGTCTACGTAGACTCTGCCGATGATCATGCCAGTCTTAGCTCTACTGCTCACCTTGCTCGTTATCGATTTCTTTAGCTTGCCTGTTCGCACTGGTGCTAACTCTCTCGCCCTGTTGCGTATCAAGGCTGTGAATCGTCGCATTCCCTTACGCATCACATTCTGGCGTACCTTGTACGGCAATTTTTTGAGCTTCTTATCCATTGCTTTCACGCCGGATACTTTTATGGTGACACTCATGTAGTCACCTCTTTGCATAAAAGCTCGAGGTAGATATTTCTCTCTTGCCAGTTTCGGACAGACTCGATCTGGAATGTACGACTATCAAAGCTGATCCGGCTCTGGGGCGTTATGCCAGCCTTGTATCGGATCTTAATCTTGTGGGTCACTACGCCGGCCAACTCTCCCGCGATGTCAGTCTCTTGACCGCTCACAGGGTGAATCGAAGCCCAGACACTGGCGTCTGTGGACCAGCTGTCAGAGAGATCGCCATAGTCATCGTAGGACGTTCCTACCGATTGCAAGGCGACTCGATGCCGTAGTGCTGCCGCTCTCATACTAGATCGCCGCTCCTGTACTGCCAGATCAAACTCTCCAGGCTCATAGGTACTGGCGTAAGTCCGATCGGTGTATTCGCCTCTCGATTCTCGAACCAATTTGCAGCCAGGATCTTGATCGCTGCCAGGACTCCATCAGGAACGTCGCTTGCAGCGTCTCCATCGCCAGAGACAAAGGTGATCTCGATATCGTCGGTATATCCCCGCACGTCGCTAGGGTAATCTTCGCCGCTTACTGGTCGAACTCGTCCAGGCTCCATCGCTGTATCTACATCGTAGAGAGCCGAGGACCAGGTCTGCTGCGTGTCGTTGCTGTCGTAGTATTTGATCGACGTGATCGATTGCAGTGGGAATATCGGGAGAACGATGTCTCCAGCCGGGAAGTTTTTCAGCTTCAAGACCCAGGTTGCTGTGATGCACTGCCGGCTTGTAGCCATCTCGACGTATGCTCTCGCTGCTGCTGCCAGTGATCCGATCAGCGTATCCTCATCAGTCCCATCGACTCTCATCCACGTCTTTTGATCTGCTGTTACGACCGGCTCTACCGATGGTGCTACGGTTTGTGTAATACTCATATTGTGTCCCTCAAAATCCTGCAGGATCCGGTAGGACCCCGCAGGTGGTTGGTCTACTGACCGATGGCTTACGCCATTGTGATCTTGTGCAAAGCTGCTGCAAGCACAGTAGCACCGTCCACGCGTTCATGGATACGGAATGCCACTTGACCGTTAGCTGCGTACAATTCGTTGAGACGAACCAATACGCGAGGACCACGATCTGCAATGGTGTAATAGCTGAAGTCTCCAAAGACTACGGCGACGTTACCTGTTGCGGTTGTTGGCATATCGCCAGAAGCATAGACTGGCTTGCCGAATAGACGATCAGGCTCGCCGGCTTGCATACCAGGCTGCCAGATGTACTGATCGTTGGCATCTTGTAGCTTGCGGATCTCTTTGATCGTGCTGTCGTTCATGATCCAGCTGGCCTTGTTTCGATACTGACGACCACAAGAGTGATAGAGATCGATAAGCTCGTCTGATGTCAATACGGTAGCCGACGCTGCTGTAACTGAAGCGGTCGCTCCGGTGCAGACGCCCTCTGGTTTTGAGGATCCGTCACCGTCAACAAATGCCGCTTCTTCAGCATTTGCTACGCGACGTGCAAAGTTGCGCGCGAGGTAGCCAGTGAGGTCGAATACGCTATCTTGCAAAAGCTCGTCCGATACTTTCATGATCGAGCCAAGCTTGTAGGCAGATAGTGAGATCTGCGTGAAGGCGTTATCGTCCTCAGTAAATGCAGCCTCTTCGTTCATCCATACCGCTGTAGCCGCGTCGCTTTCAACGCTGATATTGCGGTCGCTTGCTGTCTTGATCACTGTACATAATTGACGCATTACGTTCAATTCGTCGAGTGTTTCGACAAGTTTACGATCTAGGACTGTTTCAGTAAGATAGCCACCTTCAGAATTGGTCCCGACCTGTAGAGCTCGAGCCTCATCGCCGATCAGTGCCTGGGCACCATGCCGGATGTACTTATCGAATGCCTTGCGGTACTCGTCAGAATCCAGTTGCTCGGCTTGAGTCGTTGCCTGGCGTGATACTCTCGCTTCGCCAGCATTAGATGAGAGCATACTCTCTGATCTTGCTTGCTTTTCGCGTCGGTCGATTGTTTCTGTAAACGCGTCTACATCTGTATCGATGCGGTCGTATTTCTGTCGTTCTTCGCCACTTAATGGGCGACCTTCAGCGTCGGCGATATCGAGAATTTCTCGCATCTCGCGGACGCCCTTTGCTCTGAGCTGTTTCAGCTCTGTTGTTGTTTGTTCAGCCATTTGGCTTCCCCTTTGTAATAAAATGCGACCCCTGTGGGTCTGTACTGATAGCACGAAACCGCGCAGAAGTCGCATAGGCGTAGATCTGACTAGGTTGTTGGGTTATCCGCTCCAGAATCGCATCGGCGTAGACTGTGGCAAGATTTCCCCCTGTTACATGGTCAACGAATAACTCGGCAGTTTATTGCCAAGAATTAGCTCGAAATCTCTTCAAAAGTAGATTGAATCTGAGCCGGCGATTGTCACCCTTTTCGTCTTTTGGCATCGATCGCATCGCCGCAGTTGTATCGGGATAGGCTGGATAGGCGACGATACTGACGTCGTACAGGTCCACGTCGGATATGTGCCTGGTGTTCCGGCCTTCGTTCTTTTCCCATCGGTCGCCCTTGACGCTGAATCCGAAGCTCATCGCATCCAGATCACCCCGCTCGATTAGGGTCGCTAGATCTCTACCGTCCTGCGTATCTGGCAAGGTGATTCTAGAATGGAGCCCTCGGCTATCTTCTCGAAGCTCTAGCGTGCCGTTCTTGGTCCTGCCGATGATCCTCCCGCTATCGTGGTCGATCAGTGCCCTGACGTCTTGATCCTCTTCCAGGGCTCTTGTAAATGCTCCCGGCTCGATGACCTCGTCGAATCGTCCCAGATTTGTCTTACTATTGAAAACGCTGGCATATCCCTGTATTACGTTCTTATCTTCCTCGTCGAACCGAAACTCGGCAGCTTCGAAGTTGATCGCTCTTTGCTCGTTCATTGTATCCCCTTTATGATCTTTCTTGCAAAATCTTCCTCATTGTCATCGGACCCGATCCACTGATCTACGGCATCTCTGACGGTTATATCTATGCTCCTGTTATCCATGCCGGCCGATCCACAGACCGCCTCGATCGACGGCGATAGTATTTCAAACATCAGACCGGGAAGCTCTTGCTCTCGCCACTGCATACGCCACTCGCCATAATGATCGCCCTTGCGTTTGAGTGCCTGGCGTTCTTTGTTTTCTTGTAGTCTCTTAGCCCTGACGAGTGCCTCTGCAAGTAGTGGCTGCTGCCAGCTTCGCTCATCTTCCTCTGTTTCGGCTTCGCCGGCTACGGTGCCCATGTTTAGAGGTTGGATATATGTATCCCCATCAGAGCCTATCCCTGATCGATTTTCGAGAGCCCTTATCTCATTGATTGACATCCAGCCGGCTTCTCTAGCGATTCGATATGATTCGTAGCGTGTTTTAGT